TTACCCTTACCACGTCTTGTTGCCTTTGAGATTGCATTGCATTCACGTTCAATCTGGAATACAAGACCCTTGAACTTTTCAACTGACCAACGGCCGTTTGAGTCTGTGTCAAGATCGAATGTACCGGCGGTTGTTACACCGTAAGCAGCGCCAACAACGGCTGAACGGTAAACAGTTCTTACAACTTCGCGGTTGATTTCAGCGAGAATTTCTGTTGAAAGAATGTTTGCAAGTTCTGTCTCAGCGTCTAGACCGTGAACAGCCTTAAGATCCTGAGCAAGTTCCATTGTGTATTCTGCCTTTAGCGCACGGCTACGAGCAGTTACAGTTACCTTTTCAATGCTGAAGTTCATTTCAGCAAAACCATTATCAGAAGAATCACCAAGAGCTTCAGCCTGTGATGTTGACATACCCTTACCAGTTGTGTAAATGTCATTATTTAATGTGTTAGAAACTGGGTTTGAACCAGTATGTGAACCAACACTTGTTAGGTTGCCAGCGGCATTCTGTGAAGTGAAGCTTGTTAGAACTTCATCGAAGAATGTTTCGTTGTCGCCAGTACGTGTATTACCACGGCGTGAGCGCATAGCAAAGATTAGTCCTGTTGGACCGGTCATTGGCTGAACGCCTGCGATGTCATAAGCCATTAGGTTTGGAAGAGCGCGACGAACCAAGCTGATTAGGATTGGATCGTAACCTGCAACTGGACCAGCAGCAGAAGCGCCGCCGCCAAAACCACCTGCAGTGTAGTTGGTTGGTGCTGATTCGTTAAGCATACGACCTTCTTCAGCCATAGCCTTTTCCTGGTTTTCTAGGACAAGAGCTGTAACTGCACGACGGTAAGAATCCTTGATTGGATTTGCGCCGGCGTGGTCAAGCACTGGTGCCCACTTCTGTTCTAATTGTTCTGTAAGATACATTTTAGTATTCTCCTTTAAAGTCTTACTTTTCTAATATTTATAATTCCGTTATCTTGGTGCTGTCTTACCAAGTGATCTAACATAAGCAGCCATTGGACCGTTTAGTTCTTCTGAGATCATACCTTTACCATCTGTTGATGATTCAGCAGCATCTAGAACCTTGTCGGACTTAACTGATGATGAGAAATAATTTTCCTTAAGAATAGAAACCTTCTGAGCATATTCGTTTGCATCAGCGTACTCAATTCCTTCAGCAAGAGATTTTAACTTCTCTGCCTGTGTATCTGTCAATCCATCACAAGCATTAAGTAAAATTTCATTAGACTTAGATTCGTTGAGCATCTTGCTTAGAGCAACACTACGCTCAATTTCCTCATTTAGTTTTTCTTCTAGTTCGGCAACCTTGTTACCCATTTCTTCTACAACTGATACTGCTTCCTCAGGAATATCAATGTAGTGTTCAACGAATAGGTTACGAAGACCAGAGATAAATTCTTCGGTTAGTTCAGAACGGAGACTTGCTTCAATAGCAACTTCGTTTTCTGTTGTCCACTGTTCAACAACATAGTTAAGATAGTCATCAACATTTGTTGAAAGTTCTTCTTCGATGCGACCAACTTCTTCTTCAAGAGTAGCAGCAAATGCTTCTTCAAGAACAGCAACTTCTTCTGCGACCTTCTGCTTAACAGCGGCTTCAAAGATAGCTGTAGCCTTAGCACGGAATTCTTCTGAGAGTTCTTCGCCAGCAAGAAGAGCGTCAACATGCTCGGACATGTCTACTTCGTAATTTTCCATTACGGCTTCTTCTGTTTCTGCTTCTGATTCTTCAGTTACGAACTCAAAGTTTTCTTCGATTGCGGTGGCAATCTGATCTTCGTCCATACCTTCTTCAAGGCACTTGTTGATGAATGATTCTAGTTCTTCTGATAGTTCAACTTCATCTTCGTTGATTTCTTCAGCAGCTTCTTCAGCAACAACTTCGGATGTTTCCTCAACATCTTCTTCCATTACTTCAGCTTTCTTCTTCATTGGTTCAGCTGGCTTTGCGCCCTTTGTAGGTGCAGAATTATCTTTGCCCTTTACAGCGGCAGCAGCACCAAGGTTTGAACCATCAGTGCCGTTTGGTTGAACTACTGGATCAGCAAGCTTTGTAGCAGAACCAAGTGTCTTTGTTGGATCTACTGACTTTGAACCTGGTTTAAGTGAAGCCATGTTTGGATTTGATGACTTAGCGCCACGGAATGGATCGCCAGCACCGTTTGGCTGAACTTCAGGAATGCCTGCGCTTTCCTTCATAAGAACAGCTCTTGCTGCTTCAGTTAATGACTTTGCCATATTAGATTACTCCTTTATTTCTTTTATTTATAATTTTAAAGTTTTGAGATGTAGTTTTCAAAGATTTTCAAAGCAACATCTTCAATATCGTTACTAGAAGCTTCTTTTAGCATTCTTCTAGCACGCTCTTGATGAACTGCTTTCCAACCTTGATTAGTTAGAATCCATTCCGCATTTTCCATAATACCTTGGACAAATGCGTCTGGAGCTGAGGGATCAGCAACGATATCGGCCGCTGTAGCCAAATGAAAGTCGTCCTGAACAAGTTGAAAGCCGTTGGCTGGTTTAAGAGACCCTACGCCTCTTGTTGACACACCTAGACTTGCTCCTCCATCTAATAAACTTTTCACAATTTTACCATTGGGAGTATCTAAGATTTTAGCTTTACCAATAAAGTTATTACCTTCTGGTCTCAAGCTTGTGATCATGTGTGATACACGATCTAAGTTAATCGTCGGAGAATCTGGATGTCCAAGTTCTCCAAAAGCACGATTCTTCATTACGTAATCTTTATTATATCTATCAACTTCTTTGCTAAGAATATGGCGTGGATATACACGACCATTTCTATTCTGTTTTTCAGCCTGCATAAAGATACCTTCAATAGAGTGGGTTTTACCACCTTTACCATCTTCTTCTACAAGATACTGAACGTTTAAAACTTCTTCTGTAATAAGTTTCATTTTTATAGTCCTAATGATTTTCTTTTTTGTAATGAACGCTTACGCTTCATTAACGATCTTGAAAGTTTTGCTTTGCGTTTTGCTTTACCTTTACGAGCGCCCATCTTTCTACGACGGCGTTCGGCAGCAGACATGCGCTTTAGTGTTCCACCACGTAAAGTCATTCCTGGAACATTAGATACTTTCTTACGGCGTTGAATTTTACCGCCACGAACTCTAGCCTTAACAATGTTAATACGAGCTTCCTCTAGACTTTCTTTTTCTTCTTCGCTCATATAATCGGCAACAGAGTTTAGATAGTCTGCTGCTTTTGTAATCTTTGATTGTGTCCAAGCTTCTAGTTCTTTATTGCCTTTAATTTTTGACATGATGCTCTTTGCATCTTTTGTTACGGCATTTAGTTCAGAACGAGCCATAGAACTTTCTTCACCATCTTCTTCTTTTATATTATTTTTTGGAACGACAGTGGTATTAGGTGGTTGCTTATCACCTTTATCTACACTGTTAACTCTCTGTCCTTTTGGTGCTGGACCGTTGTGTATTTCTGTAGGATTAATTGATTCCTCAATTTCATCTTCCATAATACCAGTTCTAACTTTGTCTGAAGCAGATTTTACACCCATCTGTTCGCTCATCTTAGCCGCTACAGCTTTTTTCATCTCGAAAATTTTCTTTTCCATAATAAGAGGTACTATGGAATTAATTTCGTTTTCTGCTTCAACAAATTTGTGTTCTTTAATTAGATTAACTAGCTTTTTTATCATAGTGGTCTTCTATTAAAAGCATATGGATCTGCTGTCTGGCCTTGATCATAGTCTTCGCCAGCCTTCTTTAGATCAATGAATATTGTTGCCAATTCACCAGCATATAGATTTGCAGTTGATATTAATATGTGACCATTTGAACTTGTTTCTGGATTTGGAATTGTTGCTCCATCACCCATACTTTGGAAATCATAATCAAATGAACCAGAACCCATTGTGACAATTTCAGAATTAGCAGCACCTTGCCATTGTAACTTTATCTTGGCATTTGCTGCTGCTACTTGCCCATAAACGCGCTTGATAGTAGTATTATATTTTGTCTTTGGATGAACGCCTGACTGCATAATGTATCCATTTGCATTTAGTGCGAATCCTAATGTTGATACGTTGACTAGAACTGTATTAGAACTCTGTGAACCATCGGAGACAATGACATACTTAATCAAAGCTCTCTTATTGCTATCAATAATTTTCTGTTCTCGGATTAAATTTGCCATCTTTTACTACCTTACTGCGAACATTAGAACTTTGTTAAACGATGTAGCGTCCTCGTTTAGCATTTGTTCCATTTTCTTTTTGTTTGTTCTGTTGATTGATTCGTATACGGTCAATAACTTCTTTGCTACTGTATTATTTATAGTAATTTCATTTTCGTTAAACTGAATTTTTTGCTCTGTGATATTGTTTTCAACAATTGATCTAATGGTATCTAATACATTAGATTCCTTAATTGTAGAATTTTTTACAGCAGCTTTAGAAAATGTTGCTTTTGAATTTTTCTTTAATATGTTTGACATTGCTTGTCTAGTTGCTGCTCCACTCTTTTTACGGATAGGAGTAGAAGTTGATTTTGAAGTCTTCGGAACAGAACTTGGAGTTGGTGCTGGTGCCGCTTTAGTTCCTTGTCTTTTTTGCTTTGTTAAAGACTTAACTTCTTTTCTTCTATTAGTTGCTTTTTCAGCTTTGTATTTCTCACGCGCAACTCTTACTGTATTTTTAACTTTAGCTAATGAATTCTTGGTTCTTTCTGCTCTTGCTTTGTTATAGAAATGTGAACCAATTGCTCCACCAATTGCTCCTGCTGCTCCAGAAACACTGCTACTTTGACCAATCGAAGTTAATATTTTTCCTGCTTTTGATAATTTGGACTGTGGTTTATGAGCACCTTTACGTTTTATAAAATTAATAGTGTCTCTTATGCCACCAGGCTTAGGTGGATCCTTATCTTTATCTTCTTTTGATTTTGGCTTCACGTAGTATCTTTTTTTCTTTTTCTTATCATTATTTTTGGCTTCGTTTAAACCAACTTGAATATCGTTGTATGGAATTGTTACATACTTGTCTAAGGCCTGTGAGTAATACAAAGCAACTTTTTGATTATCGGGATACACTCTAATAGCCTTTCTTTTTAAGATAAGAACCGATGGCATTTCTTTATCGGTTGGCCAACCAGCCTTATATCTTGGATCAAACTTGGAATATGTATCCATTTTAGCTTCGGATACGTTATGAACATTCTGTCTAACTTTACGATAGACTTGATCATCACTAACAACCTGTGAGATAAGAGAATCAAGGAGATTGATAAGCATACGCTTTTCTTGAGAAGTAATCTTATCAGCCGACTTATCAAGAGCGCGTTTTAAAGCAGGAAGTTTTTTGGAATCATACAAACCAGCACGAACAAGAGCAGAAAGTTTACGATCTTCTTTCTCTTCTTTTTCAGTAATTAAATCAAATTGCTCGCGGATTTGTTTGACATCCTTCATTGTATATTATTCCTTTGTCTTAGCGAAATAACTTTTAGCAATAGCAATCTTTTGCTCTTCTAGCTTCTCAACAGCCTTTGTAGTTAAAGCGGAAGAAAAGTTTTGACGCATTTCATCTAGATTACCTTCTAGAATGCTATCCAATGCTTTCTTAATCGACATGTTTGTTCTCCTAAACGATTAGTATTATATTTATTGATCTTCTATAACTGAGCAATGGAAAAGCGCAATTGAACTAGTTCCATAAGCATCTGTAAAAAGATTTGAATCAAGCACATGAGGACCTGATATAACTTTAATCCTTGATCCTCTTGGAAGAAGTGTCTCTCTTTCGCCTGAATTGGCAGAAACGGCATCAAGGTATATTGCTTTTTGACCTTTTTTAAGTTCTACCTGTAATACAACTGGTTGATCTTTATCTCCAACATCAGCAAATCCACCAATAGCAGTATTGAAATCTAGTGATGTGGAAACATATCCTCTAAAAACATATTCACCACCAAGCTGAAACTTATCTGCTCTATAACGAGAACTAAGACCAGAATATACAGTATATGGAAATGGTGTTTGCGTCTCTTCAAAAGCGGAATCTAAAGTTTCTATTGTCCGATTTAAGTAATCGTCCTGTTCTTTTGTGGCGCCTTCATCATGACCTTTATATAGGTATCTGTTTATATCTGCGTATCCATCACCGGTATAATCTTCAATGGCTTGTAGTTCTGTTTCATCAAACATGTTAGGTTGATAAAATTTAAAAAGTTCCTTATCTACCGCATTAGCATCTTTGTATAGGTCTTTTAGTATTTTAGCGTCTTCTTTGCTTCTTTTGGAATTAACACCGGTATAGAAATCTGCATCTTTTCTAAGAAGATCGGCCTTACTTGGTTGTGTTGGTTGCCCCTTAGCAGTCGGACTTATATTCTTCTTTTTAGATACAGGTTCACTTTGTTGCATTGTAGAAGCTTTATAATGCATTGAGTCAACATCATCTTGACTTTTATATGGAACAAGTCTATCGTCATGTACAAGATAAGCAAGTTTACCTTTTCTGTCAGCATAACGACCAAAACCCATATAAGTTAAACCCATCTTACGAGCTTCTTTAGAGGCCGCAGTTTTAGGTTCTGCTTTGGCTTGAAGTGCTAAACTTTCATCTAGATATTCACCAAATTTCTTCAACGAACTGGCTCCAAAGTATCATTTACAAAGCGTTGACGATTCTTTGTTTGCCCCATGTTAAGAGGATCCATTGTGTCTTTACCTGTTCCATCTTGAACTGGTTGTTGTTCTGGCGGAACACCTTGCTGTTGAGCATATGTAGCTGCCATTTGTTCGGTTGGCGTTGGCGGAACAATATTTGGTGTTGGTGGAGGCGGTGGTAAAGGATTACCCATTTCATCTGTTGGAATTGGATTACCTTGATCATCAACCGGCGTATTGGCAGCTTTTTCTTCTTCAATCTGCTGCATGATTTCTTCAATCTCATCATCGTCCATTTGAAGAACGTTCTTACGAACCCATGCCATTGAGTAATAACGACCAACGTATGGATCAACTAATTGAAGAGTTGTGATTCTATTTTGAAGGAGTTCAGCCTCTTTGAGTTCGGTAAAGTTGTTGTCCTTCTTAAAGTCATACCAAACATTTTCCTTAAACTCTTTCCATTCTTCTTCCGTACAGATTTTCTTAAGTACAAGTTGAAGTTTAAGTAGTTCATCGAATAGTGTGGAAAACTTGTTACGAAGACGATTGACAAACTTAGTAAACTTTAATTCGTCTCTTGTAATTTCTGTTGAACGACCAAGAGAGAAACCTTGTGATTGTTCCAACCGAGACATAGGAACACCAAGAGCCTTGTAGAGTTTCTTTTCAAAATACTTAACGTCTTCCAACTCACCAAGGTTCATACCACCTGGCAAAGTTGTAATTTCTGTGCCCTTACCGCCTTCACGACGAGGTAGCCAGAAGTCTTCAAGCATAGAAAGATGCTTACGGTCATCTTTAATTTCACCTGTGCTAGAATCATATACCAACTTATTACGATACTTGACCATAACATCGCGGAGATACTGTTCGGCTTTGATTGTTGGCATGTTACCAACGTCGATATAGAATACTCTGCGCTCGGGTGCGCGTGAAAGACGGTAGATGACTGTTGCGTCTTCTACCATACGTACTTGATTGAGTGGCTTTATTGCTTTGTGGAGATATGAGAGAACCATTGCTCTCTTTGAGTCCATTAGTCCTGAATTAACATTAACTACAGCGTCAATAGCAATCTTTGTACCTAAGTTGGAATGAGCGCCAATCATACCTCTTTCATTATAGAGGTAGTATTCTTTCATGCTCTTGATAATTTCCATACCAGATTCGGTATCTTTAGCCTTCTGGATTTCACGGATTTTGCGAATTCGACGCGGATCAATATATCTAAGTTCTTGAATACCTTTTTGAGGAGACTTTTCATCTATGATAACGTGATAGAATAGTCTACCATCTGTATACCAACGACGGAATAGTTCGTGTCCCATGTTTCCAAAGTCTAGAAGCTTTAGAACATACTCAAACTCTTCTCTAATCTTTTTCTTGATATTTTCTGGCTGTTTTAGTTCGTCGGTATCTATTTCAACACCAGATTCGGAATCATCATTAACAATTGCTTCATTGACAATTTCGTCAATTGCCGTTTCTAGTTCTGGCTGCATAGCCATTTCACGATAGCGAGTGATAAGTTCGATTTCGTTTCTAACAACACCGTCAAGATCGACATAGGTACCATAATAAGCACCTGATTGAATAGTTACAGCGCCGTCATCATTCTGTGGCAGCGCGAAAGACTTATTCTTTTCTTCTTGATCTTGTTGTTTCTTGCGACTTATCTCAAAGCCAAAAAGTTGGACCATTACTCACTCCAGTTTGAATGGGTGGAGATTTCTCCCCACCCTGTTATATAATATAATTATACAAGTCCCAGACCAGCACTTGGGCCAGCCTGAGTTGTATCTGTAGTAGACCTTGATGCTGGATTTGTAGATTCCCACCACTGGTAAGCAAAGGTTACAGCAAACTCTTCGATTGAATCATTTGCTGACCAATCTAGTTCGATTGGACTTACGTCGATTGGGAACAGTCCTACGAACTTATATTCCTTAATGACGTTACCAGCCTTACCAAATTGAGTTATATAACCATCTTTTTGGTAAGAAAGTGGACTTACAAGATTACGAAGATTGCTAACATGTGAATTAAGTGAACTCATCCACTTTTCAAATGTGTTACGGATCTTAAAATCTTCATCATTGATGATTGTAACTGTCCATTCTGAGAACACGCGATTACCCGAAAACTTTAGTTCACGACCAAAGTAGTTTACAGGAACACTGTTTACAGTTGAGCCTGGAAGCTGTGCTGCTCTACACATGAAGTTGAAAGCAACTTCGGAACCAGTTTCACCATTTACATTTACTGTTAAGTCTGGAATGGTACAAGCAAACAAGTTTGGTCTTGCACCATCTCCTACCATTTGTGATCTAAAGTTAGCTACGTTAAACTCTGCCATTTTATTCTCCTCTGAATCTATTTATGTTCATTTTATTAATTAAAACTTACCAACGATTTCATCAAAGGCAACACCAGTTCTAACAGCCACAAAGTTAAGCTGAATGAAGTTGATGCTTCTAGCAGGCTTGATGTAGATATCACCAATAAATTCGTTGCGGTCGATAACCTCTGGAGTGTTATTGGTCTGATCGCAAACTACACGGTACTGGTAAATACCACGACGGCCTTGTACATCACGAAGATATGGTTCTACAAGCGAAATGAACTGAGCGCGTGTAAATTCGTCATTGAACTCAAAGAGTGAGTACTTAGCTGCTCTTGCAATTGCCTTTTCAAGGACAATAAACAATCTACGAACGTTGATACGATCAAACGCTGATGGACGAGCTAGAAGTGTCTTATCTCCGTATAGAACTGTTCCTTCGCCTGGGAATGTTACAACTGGATTAACACCGTTTTTGTAAAGCTCATCTCTTGCAGTCTTGTTTGGATTCCAAGCAAGCTTAACAACATTCTTGATCTGACCACGATTGAATCCAGCTGGTGAGTACCATGGATCACGCTCAAAGTCTGTTCTTACACATAGACCAGCAACGTCACCATTTAGTGGTACCCAACGGTAAACGTTGTTGTACTTGTCGAACTGATATTTCCAACCTGAGTCCATTACAGCATATGAAGATGAGTTGAACAAGTTTCTATATGCGGCAATATCTGTTGTTTCATCGCCATAGTTATTTACAGCATCATTCATTTCTGGTGATAAGAATGCTACACAATCTTTACGAGATTCTGCAATATTTTCTACAATATGTTCTGCAACTGTTTGATTTGCAGCGCCTGCCATGACAAGAGAAATATCAACTTCTTCAGCATTCTTAAACTTATCATATGCATCGATTAGTTCTGCGCTAGTTACTGTTGACGATACACCATTTGCTAATACTTTAACGTATGAATCATATGGTCCAGAGTTAAACGTTGTGTTAGAAGCAGGTACGCCCCAATTTGCCACAACTAACTGAGTTTGTAATGTTACTGTTATTGTTGCTGAACCATTACCAGAAGCTGACTGAGCAACACCAGTTAATGTTTCTCCTACGTAGTAACCATAACCGCTATTGTTTATGGTAATACCACTTTCAATAAATCCGGTACTGTTTGCGGTAAACGATACGTTTGCTCCAGTTCCTGAACCACCAGAAAGAATGATGTATCCTGTATCGTTATTGTCAAATTTATCAGTATCATCTGTATCGGCTGTAACTGTTGCAATGTTAAATGTGTTTCCTGTTTGATGATTTACGATATAAATGTACTTTGAACGATCATTAACAACATTTACATAGTAGTTTGATGAACCATCATCATTTTTAGCATCAGAAGCTTTAGATACAAAAGCAAACTTTTCTAGAACTGTATTTGGACTTCCTGTAAAGTTGCCCTTTTCATCAATAACGATAATGTGCATTTCATCGTTTCTACCGCCGCGATTTCCAACAAAGTTAGAAGTGTTTGGCTTAGCATCAAACTGATTGGCATATTCTACTGAAGTACTTGTCCAGTTAGTCCAAGCTGTTGAATTTTGACCATTAGCAAAGATAGCAACACGAAGACCGTTACCTTTGTCACCGGAATAGCGAGCAGCAATCGTTGTATTTGAAGATGCTGTAAATGGGCTATTATAGTTGTAATTGTATACATCTTGATTTTGAATCAACAGACCATTGCCGTCTGTTGCATTTCTATCAGATGTTCCATTGGCTGCACGAACAACTTTAAGATTACGTGCATATGCTAGGAAGTTTGCAGCAGTAAACCATGTTGCAAAGTTGTTGGTATCTGGTTTACCAAATCTATCAGCAAGTTCATTTTCGTTTGAAATTGTTACGATAGTATTAGCTGGGCCCCAATTAAATTGTCCTGCAATCGCACCTTCTGTTGTTCCAACAGCTGGAACAATGGTAGTAAGGTCAAATTCAGATACATTTACACCTGGTGACAGTTGAAATGCCATAGTATCTCTCCTTTATAAAATGGATTATTCTTGTTGTTATTATTTAGAAAAATGAAGATTTTACAGCTTTCTTTTCCAATTAAAGTCATCCCAAGGATATCTCTTGGATCTGTCATCAAACCACACGTTTCCAAACTCATCCACCTCATAATCTGGGTTATCAACACCGTTGTCTATGATAGGCAATGGCGTCAAATCAGTGTCCATAATGTTAAGTTGTTCTTGTTGGAGCGTAACTCTTATATCATTGTTTATGTTTTCTTTGAAGTATCTTTGGGCCGTCAACCATCCAAAATGAACCAATGTCATTGCCAGATCGTCGTTATTACCCTCTTCCGCCTTGAACGATTGTTTATCAGCGGAAAATGTAGTTAGTTCTGTGATAGTTTCAGCATCATTTATAATCAGTTTATCGCTTTCAATAAGCGTCTTTAGATTGGTACAACCGATTATTTTTGTCTGTTTTGATGTTTTTAAACCGTAAGCGATTCTTTTCTTGAAACCCGGAGTTTGCTGTTGACCTTGCTTACCCTTCATTTCAATCTTGATAAGATTTTCGTATGCAAGTTCAAAGTGTATAATATCCGACACCTGAAGACCAATACTATTGATTTCTACAAGTACAAACGCATCATTATATAGTTTGGCTGTCTGGACAATGATGGTAGGGAACAAGAAGGGCGATATCTTATTGTTTCTATACTTAGCCACCTGTCTATAAGGTATCTCGGTAACATCAAAGATTGAGAAGGTAGAGTAGTCCAGCCCTTGCCCTTCAGCTACATCCACACACATAGTATAAGTTCTACCTGGTTGTGGCTCTTTGTATATATCAAAGTGCCCTTCGGATCTAACAGGATTATGCCAAACAAGAGAGCGGAGTTTTGCTGGATGGATAAGAGTATTGGTAGAACCGATAAACTCACACTCGAACTCTTGACGGAACTGGTCAGGGCTGGTGTTACGGATTGTCTGCTCTTTCCAAGCTTCATCGCGGCCAGGCACCATGCTCCAGTGAATTTCGATAGGCACATAGTCACTGCGCTTTTCAATCGCTTCTGTCCACATGCGATAGAACTGGTTGAGTCCGTTTGGTGTAGAAACAATGATAACCTTGGTGCTTTGACCAGAAGAAATCGTAGGATAGGTAGACATGAAAAACGCTTCGGCAATATTGTTTGGAACGAAGGCAAACTCGTCCAAGAATACAATGTTGAAAGAACGACCACGAACAGATGAGCCAGACGTTGAGTCTGCCATGATACGTGAGCCGTTAGCCAACTCAATGGAACCTTTATTCCATTCTTTTACGCCTTGCTGTAGAAAACGAGGCAAGTATTCAAAAGAAAGTTGAAGACGGCCTAAGATTTCTCGGGCCATCGCAGACTTGTTAGCCAGAACAGCTACATTAACATTTTCGTTGAACAGAATATAGTGTAGCAAATAAGCAACAGATGTTGTTGTCTTACCAACCTGACGCGGAAGTTTACAGATGGAGAAGCGATTGGTATGGAACTTCATCAACATGTCCTGCTGAAAATCCCACATACTGAATGGCATTAGACCATGGTCAACATTGATGATTTTCATGTAAGTCATGGCAAAGTATACAGGATCATTCGCACACTTTATGAACTCATCCATTTCTTTTTGAGTGAAAGCGTGTCTAAAATCTTCGCGCGGAAGATTTGGGTTATTGTTATACCCTTTGGTCATTATTT